CGTATCTAGTATAATACAAGTTTGCAAAGATCTCAGTAATAACTTCTGGACGTAATTCCCTTCCACCAATCGAATTTTGCAAGAATCTTAAATCCTTGTCAGACAATGCACCTTTTAAGTTACCAGCTTGCTCAAGTACAAGTCCTTCTTTTAAGACACCAAATAGTTCATTTGCAAAAGCTGTTTGTTTAGCCGCATCAATTCCTAGTTCGCTACCAATTTTAGCAAAAATAGCTTTAGGTGTTTGCAATAGTCCAGTTGATAAATTAGGTACAACAGTTAAAACTCTCTGCGCTGTTGTCATTGCCTTGTCAGCGCCTTGCGCTTCAGCAATCTTGTCTGTAACAAGATTTAACTTAGCAGTGATCACTTGCTCACCAAAGCCTGACACATCACCAGAGCGTGCACGTGCCTCTGTACGTTGCTTGACTAGATCTTTGTATTCCTCTTCTGTTAATCCAGCTTGGTTGGCTTCACGTAAGAAGTCTGTCATTCCTACATCAGCCAATCTAGCCTGTGCAAGACGTGCTTGAGCCTTGTCTTTCTCTGTACCAGCCTGTAGGTTTTTAATCTCAGCGGCCTGCTTAATAATTGCATCAGGGGTCATTTGAATGTAGCGATCTAATTCAGCCTCTACAAGCTTAGTGCGAGCCTCATCTAAAGTAATATTCTGACGAGCCGCTTCTTGCTCCACTTCCTCTGTTGTCACCTGTGCACGAACAAGAGCAATCTTTTCATTTGACAAGTCAATACCAGCCGCTTCTGCTTCTGTCTTTTTGCGTGTCAATGCGGCCTCAAGAGGCGTCAGCGTGCGTGTACGTGCGGCAGAGGCTTTACGTTCTTCTTCTAATGCTCTAGCGGCGGCGGCTTCAGCATCAATTTGACTGATTTTTGGATCACGTGTTTTAATTTCTGTAGCAAGCTGTTCTTTTGTGAGTGCTGTATCAGCGGCTCTGCTGTCTGCCAAGGCATGAGCGGCTAAGGTCTCAGCCTGAGTTTTCTTAATAATCTCTGGACGAGTTTCATTTTCCGTAACCGTTTTAGCTCCGCTAAGCATCCCGGCTTGTTCTTGAGCAAATCCAGATGCCTGCTCTTTATAGATTTTAGCCTGCTGTAACTGAGCCGTTTGAGCTTCGGCTCTAGCTTTATTGGCTTCATTGAGCTTCCCTGCCTTTGTCAATTCATCGGCTAGATAGTTGAGCTGTGCGGCACGATCAGTGGGAAACTGAGACTGTGCCTTTTGCATAATACCTGAGAATAGCTTTTGATTTTCAGCGGCCTTAATTTCTTCTGGTGTGCGAGTGTCCATTCCCGCAATTTGCCTACCAAGCCTTCCAGCGGCTGTGACAGCCTGTGGAGCATACAACAAACCTGCACGCCCTGCAGGAGCTTCAGCAAGCATCTTACCTTTTGCAAGGTCTTGAGCGCTTGTAAACTGACGCATCTCATCAGGAGAGAGAAGGTTTGAGAATAATGTTGTTACTGAGGGTTCTGCCATATCTACCTCTTAGCCGAAAATGCGATTGTACAGGTCTGTTACACCGCCCTGTACAGCCGATCCAATTTGTGTTGCAATGTCTTGCGCTCCAACAGCCTGACCAGCGGCCTGAATAGCTGGGCTAAAGAGTCCTGAATATGCTTGCAAAAGCTGAGTACCATAATCAGCCGCTGTTTTTTCACCTTCAATTGTAGCCTGTGATACATAAGGAATAGCGGCCTGTAAAGCCTCACCAGCCGCAAGTTGTCCAGATTGGGCAAGCTTGGCAGGGTCAACACCAGCCTGAAGCAATCCAAGTGCCTGTGTTTGTGGGGTGTATGCAGTGCCAAGAATTGATTTCAGGAGGGCTTCTTGTTGTGTTTGTTCTGTTCCTGCTTGAGTCATTGCGGCAAGAACATCTTTGCTACGTTGCTCTTCAATGGCTTGTTGCCTTGCTAGCTCTTCAGGAGTGGCTCCACCAAACATCATAGACTGTGTGCCACCACGTCCTTGAGAATATAGTCGCTGTTCTAATGCAAGACGCTCACGCTCACGCTGTGGAGAACGTGCGGATTCTAGTGCCTCAAGAATTTGCTGTTCACGTACATCACGTGGAGCAAGCAGTCCCTCAAGAATACCTTGAGCACCTCCCAGAGCTGTGCTAGTCAGTTGTTCAGCGCCTGTTCCGGGCTGTAATGTAACACCTCCGGGACCCATCTGTACACCGCCTAAGCCGGGAGTAGATGTAATGGCGAAGGGTTCAAAGCGAGATGCTTGTCCTGCTCTAGCGGCTAAGTCTTCTGCTTGAGCCTGTACCGTTGGTCCAAGCTGTCGAGCAAGGGCTTGTTGTTCTTCCAGCCCATAAATACCAGAAAGACCACTAATAGCAGTGCCAATACCATTAGAAGAAAACAATCCTCCTAATAGCCCACCTAAACCACCTATAGGTGATGTAGAATCGCCCATAGCCTGTGCATAGAGTTCTGCGTCTGTTGCCATTAGTATGTTCCTCCGTCAATAGTACCGGCTGTCAGTGTACCTGTGACATTGACGGTAGCGGCTGTCACAGTGCCTGTAAAAATAGGAGATGCTAAATCTGCTTTAGTCGCCACTGATGTTTGAATTGCATCAAATTCACTATCAATCTCAGAGCCTTTGATGATCTTGGCAGGGTTACCAGATGCCAAAGAGTCCTTGACTGTAAAGTTAGTTGTCTTAGTATAGTTTGACATTAGATAGTCCTTCCTACGATAGCTTGCGCTGTTAGTCTCTGGATTGAAACTTGTGACCCATTCACTTCAGCCTCAACACCAAGCTGTACCACTTGACCACCACCACTGGCGTTTACTGTGGGACGGTTTACCAAGACACCGGCATTAAACTCACCGATGTTATATTCTGCAATGTTATACTCTGCAATCACCTGCGTGGACAGAGTGAAACGCTTTTTCTTGTAAGCATATGAATAATCATATCCCCAGTTGAGCGTTACATCTGTTGCACTACCACCGATGACAGTGATTTTTAAATTCTTCAGTAGCTTTAAATTAGATGGAGCACCAAAGTCAATGTAGTTGGTGAAGTATGACATTTGATAGGCTACACCGTTATCTGTAAAGCCTGTATACTTTGCAATGCCACTCACCTTACCAAGAAGCAATTCACCTGCACGTGTCCGACACAAAGCCTGTGGAGCAATCGTATCCCATTGTGTTGTGCGATGTGCACCATTCTCTAAAGGGGCTCGCATATCAAAACAATAAGTGATGTTTGTTGTTGGTAGGTGGAGAAGATAGAATGCTTCTTCAGGTGAATACACAGAAAATATTCTGCCGGTTTCTGCTTGTATGTACGATGTCAACTCAGTACGAACATTCTTAGAAATATCACGCATAGGTGCTGACTTTTCTTGAATAGTACGTTGCAAGCTACGAACACCAGAGTCTGATAAGAAAATTAAATCTGTTCCTGTCACCTGTACACTATCACGGGCAATACAACCAACACCCACAATCGTATCTGCAATCTTCATTGTTGCAGGATCTTCAGCGCCTGTGTAAATCAGAATTTGGCGTTTACCAAAGATAGCTAAGATGCCATTATGCACTGCAAGTGCTGTAATTTCATCAGAGCCATCAGGCCACACTTTGGAAACATCTATACTACCAGAGCTTCCTGTATTCCACTTAACCCCAGTGAGCAAGTCGCTCCAGTAGACAGTGGTGTTATCGGTGGACGTTTTGGCAACCCAGAGTCTACCAAATCCAGACTGCACAATATCACCAGCAGGTACAGTACCGGCATAGTCGGGGTGTGCGGATATTTCATCACAAGTGGTCCCATCATAGTAAATAGGATCAGACCCTTCACGGAACAAGTAGTGTATTCCATTCAAAGTGGCATGATCGTATAAACCATCGGACACTGTGTGTGACGCTGGTGTTATATCTGTTAGTGTTGTTGTACCTTTATAAATAGCTGTGGCACTGCTAGAGATTACTTCAGTGGTTCCATCAGACTTTACAAACTCTCCGATAGAGACTATAGAGTCTCCACCAGATGTTGTTACATAACTCCAACCTTTACGTGCACCAATACGGCCAAACTGGTCAATAACGCAATTGTCAGCAACCAGTGCAAACTGTTCAGGCAGTGATGTTGGAGAGTCTTGCGTGTTCAGTCCGAAAAAGCCCGGAGCCTGAATTGCAATACTTTGTAGCGGTTTAGCCATTATACCAAGTCACTTCTTCAGGACGTAAGTTTGCATCAAGGGCAATTGAATTGTTTAGGTCTTGCTTTGCAAATGCAGACTGTTCAACCGCTGATTGACCACCTGTTTCTCCACGCTCACGTAAAGCAAATGCGTAGGCATATTGAATAATTGGTGATGTCGGTAGCAATGTATTATCGCTATCATTTGTGAGTTCTGAAGTGCGCTTAACACCATACACACTAATGCTATATTCAGCATCAGGAGTCATGTATAAACGGAGTTTCAAATCCCCATTAGCGTCTACACCGTCCATTGTGTACGATACAACTGGTCCAGTGGCGCTACTATTCTGCAAAGTGAGCTGACGAATATGCTCTAAACTTTGATAATGTAACACTTGGTTTGTTGTTTCATTATGTACTGAGAGCACCTTAGAACGAACATCAAAGTCTGTTAAAGAGTAAGATGATGTTCCTGCCACTGTTGTAATGTCAAAGGTAGAGCGAATTGCAGACCAATCCCATGCATCTTCTACTTGACGCTTTGCATCATTAACAAAGTCACCAATAAGGCGTGAATAGTCTGATTCACTTACTGTGGTGATTTCATCCTCACGTAAGCGCCTCAGAACCGAATTTACTAAATTTAAATACGTCATATATCTATTCTACCATATAAGTGAGTGATTGTCAAGTAAAATTTATACACTTTCTAGCAATCTTCTTGATAAAGGAATGTCAGATTTTTCAGCAATTTGAAATTCAAAATCATCTCCTGTTAAATCTGAATCCATTTCTAATGATGCGATGGTACTAGGAGCTTGTCCTGCTTTTTGTAATGCAACATCAAGTTCTGGTAAATCAAGGTCTAAATTCATATCTGCAAGCTCTGGAAGATTGTAATCACTTAAATCCAAGTCGCCTAAATTAATTCCAGCTTCTTTAAATTTACCCCATTGTCCAATTTCAAGCCCAAAATCAGAAGGCTTCATTGATGACAAATCAATACCTTCAAAATTAAAATCTGTTAAATCAAAACCTAAATCGTAAAGACGTGTAAAATCAAAATCAAATGCAGGAAGAAGTTCATTGGCTGGTCTAGCAAGTTCGTCCCAAGTGGCTTTCCAATCAATGTTAAGATCTGGAAGATTAATATCAGGTAGATCAAAGTCTGGAAGTACATTTGCGAGGCTTTCAACTTCATTAACAAGAAGATCAACCGTACCGCCTTGCCTAAAATAATCTACAACGCCTTTCCCAACTGCTTCATTTAAGTCAACACCTTGGTCTAATGCAACACCAATATTTAGCCCTGCAACACCTAATGCTCTTTCGTTTTTGCTGTCAGCATTTAAATAGTTGAGAATATTGTCCCCATAACGCTCTACAATAGCTTGTGATGGGTCTTTGTTGTATACAACAATGTCTGCACCTAAGTGTACTAAATCACTATTGTCTTTTAGCCACTGTGCAGTTTCAGGCTTAAACACTGCATCCACTGCATTTGAAGCAAGCTCAGAAAGTCCTAATGCTTCATCAACATCATCACCAAATGTAGAAATTAGGGCAGTAAGTGGATCACCTCCATCGGCCAGTGTCTTTGCAAGAACAATCCCATCTCGGACAGGCTCTGCCATATTAGCAAAGTCTCCTGCGCCTGTGAAATTATTGAACAACTCATCAACAAAGTTTCCATCAGCACCTGCTACATAATCACGCCATGTTGGTTTACGCTTGCCGGTAACAGCCTGCGAAAAAGCCTCAGTATTACCAACAATTTCCCCACTATCATATTTATCTTTTAGTTCTTGTTCGGCTTGTTGCTGTGCTCTAAACTCAGATTCTGTAGTAAAACGTCGGCTTGTTTCGCCTGTAATTGGATTGTTAAAGCGTTGTTCAGTGACATTTTCACCTGTTATTGGATTTTCCCAAGAATACGCTTCAAATGTTTTATTATTTAGTGCACCAAATAAACCGCCAGAGGCCAGTGCCTTACCACCATAAAAACCTACGTTGGCTCCAATTGGCCCCTCTGATAAAGCAAATCCAAGCGTACCTCCAATGATGCCACCAATACGGCCAATTGTGGTGTTTGCAAAGGCTTCACCAAATGCTGTCATTGCTTGATCCAAAAGATCAGGATCTCTTACATACAAGTCACCTGTAGAGGTGAGAAGAGTTTCTCTTCCAGCATAACGTGGATCAGCTTCAACAGCATCTAATGCATCAAACTGACTTGAAATAAGGTTGATTGTTTCATCATCTTGATAATCCTCGCTGACTAAACTTCCGTCTTCACGAAGATAAGAAACTTGTCCAGATTTTAAAAGTTGATCAAGTTTTTCAAATTGTCCTGATGCATTATACAGGTCTTGCATTTGAGGATCAATTGTTTCGTAAATTCGCCTGCCTT